AGACGGATACAGCTCCCTTCAGGAAGCGATCAAGCTTGAAGATCTGGTCCGGGTCACCAGCGGTGCATTCATTAATCGCTTTGTGGCTTTTACGGGAGCGGTTGTTCTTTACCAGATCGATTGCTTTTCGATCTGTACTGAGACGAGATACGTCTTTGTATTTGATGGCACCGACACCAACAGTTTCCCGATCTATATTGCTCCGATTCTTTCGAATAACAGTACCTCGCTTGCCGTGCCTTCTCCGTTCCAGCATGGAGTGACAGTTGGCTTATCGGTTTTCCCAAGCACTTATACGGAGGAAACTGGCAACTTCTTGCTAGTGACGGCAACCAGGAGAGGATAAATGCCAATAGTCGTTTCCACTCCTGCCGCCTCTTTTGCCGGTGCCGTACTGGGACCGTGCCTATCTTTCAAGGGTGGGATTACAGATCCGAGTCAGTTGCCTCCCAGCGGGAACCAAGACCAGGATTCCTATATAGATACCACTACGGGTGATATCTGGGCCTGGTACAATGCGCAGTGGAACAATCTGGGGCCAATGACGAGCGGGACTCCCGGGCCTCCGGGTCCAGGGTTCTACGTTAAGGGTATTGTCTCAGATCCTGCCTCTCTGCCCCCGAGCGGAAATATTAAGGGCGATATCTGGAGTGACTCTACCACCTATTCGTTGTGGTGGTGGGATGGTACAGGCTGGGTAAACATGGCCCAGCTTCCGCCGGGTCCACAAGGACCCCAGGGCGCAGCTTCAACTGTCCCTGGTCCCCAGGGAGATCAAGGCATTCCTGGCATTCCCGGTTTGCCCGGAGCAGCCGGCTTGCCCGGCTTAAACGCTTTTACCCTAACCAATGCCGCCTTCACGGTCCCCCAAATTGGTCAGACTGTTGTCGTAACGGTTGCCGATACGACCTGGACAACGATCGGGGAAATGGTCTACGTGGCCAATGCTGGGTCCAATGGAACGACCCAAGCGGGGGCGCTTCAGGTTACTGCCAAGACGGCAACGACCCTGACCTTGCTCAACCCGCAGCCAGCTCCCCAGTTCCCGATAGCCGATGGCACGCAGAACGGTCTGATGCGCGTCACGACTGGGAGCACGATTGACTTCATTGACGCGACCAACAACTCCCAGAGGCTTTCTACAGCTAAAGGATTCCAAACACTCACAGGCAACTACACGGCGACGCCTGCTGACAGTGGCAAATATTTCATCTGTTCTGGAGGTTCATGGGTTCTGACTCTTCCCGCTCCTGCGCTTGGCCTTTACTACCTGGTGCGCAACGATCAGGGAATCGAGCAAACAAGCGGGATCATCACTATTACGCCCAGTTCCGGAACGATTGACGGGCTTGCCTCAAAAGGGCTCCTGGCGGCCCAGGAATGCACCCTGATTACCGATGGCACCAACTGGCGAACCATCGGGTTACAGGAAGAAACTGTCATAGGCAAGCAGGATAAGACCGGGCAGACCTACGGAGACATCTGGATACCGAATGGCTACACCAGTTTCGAACTCGATTTCCATTACATGGCTGCGACGACTGACCAGAGCAATCTGTTTGCAAACGTCAGTCTGGATGGAAGCACTTTCCCGGCAACGGGACACTTCTCTCAATCAACACACAATTCCAACCCTACAACGGTAGCTACGGTGCTTGTGTCCAACGGGAGTGGTTTTCACATCTGCTTGTGGCTCAGAGCCGGATCTCCGGAGTCAACAGCAAAAATCTACCTCCATCCGGGCAATGCTGTCGCTAGGCTGCACTACCTTTCTGATTGGGGTAGCTACAACGTGACCCAGAACAATTTTGCCAGGGGCATGATATACGGTTTTTTCAATACGCCGGGACGGGCCAGGATCTTCCGCTACAACCTGGGAAACAACTTTACCTCCCTGTCTTTAACCGTGAAAGGGACGCAATAAAAGGGATCGTCTAAATGCCAGCAGGAATCGCCATGCCCGGAACGAACGTACCAGCCAGCTCACTGGTTACTCCCGGTGGTGCACAGGGCATCCAAGGCTTGCAGGGTCAAATCGGGCCGAACAATGTTTCGGCTGATCCGAACAACCTAGCGAGCGTTGGGTCTGATTCCAAGATTCTGGTTAGTTCCTCCAAGATCTGGGATATGCGCCTGCGGAGCTACAACGCAGCAGGCAACCCCAATTTCGAGGTGGATCAGATCGCTTGCGGCACTTCCCGCTCGATTGCGGCTGGAACCGGAAGTCTGCGCTATGACCGCTGGACTCTCACCAAGACCGCAGCAACCGCAGCAGTTTCGGTCCAGCAGATGAGCGAGAATGTCGTGGTGCCGCAGACCAGCTTCTGTGTCACTAGCAAGTTCTTGCGCGTCACGCTAACAGCACAGCAATCGGTTCTGGCTACCTCCGACATTTTGCGGATCACTCAATCAGTAGAAGGCTGCGTCCTGCGGGAACTGATTAGCGACGTGACCAGCTTGAGCTTGCTTGCCAGGAGCAGCGTGCCTGGCAGCTTTGGCCTGAGTCTTCAGGACTCCACGGGTGCATACTCCTTAACCAAGCTCTGCACGATTCCCGTTTCAGGTGCATGGACCCTGATAAAGCTGCCGAATATTCCGGTCTGGACCCCGAGCGGAACTTTCCCGGTTAATCCCGGCATTGTGGGGTATACCTTGAGCATTGTGCCTGCCGCTGGAGCTACGCTCACGGCTAGCGGAAACGATGTCTGGCAGGGTGGGTTACTCTATGGCGCAAACGGGCAGAGCAACTTCTTGGCTAGTCCAGTAAATTCGACCTTCGATATCGCCTTTGTCCAGCATGAGCCCGGGCCAGTGTGCAGCCAGCTCATGGATCTGCCGTTTGCAAGGAACTATGCGGATTGCACGCGGTACTATAGCCGTTCAGCCAATTACGGACAGCTTTCTAACACCGGAATTTCTGGCTATTTTGTCTTCCTAGCCCCTTATGGGTTTGTGGCTACAACCACTAACGGACTTTTCGGACACAATCCGTTTCCTGTACGGATGGCAAAAGTTCCTTCTGTATTAGGATACAATCCAGATAATGGAACGGTTAACTCCGCTAAGTGGTATAACGCAACAATAAGTGGTCCGATCACGATTACCAGCATTGGGGCGAATGAAACAGCAACCGGGTTTATCAATCTAAGCTCCACTGGCACCTATGCTGGTCCTCTGACAGCTATCGCACACTACACAGCAGACACCGGATGGTAAGATCATGAGCACTTACACCGACAACTATAGACTCAGGTACGAAGTTCCAAGTTTTCAGAGGCAAATCGAGGTAGCGGTTATGAATGCCGCAGACGCGATCAAGAACGAAGATGTGGGAGTCCAGTACCATGACGTTAGGATAAAATGGGCAAATTGGGCTGCGTCTAGTTCCAGCGTGGCTTGGTTACCTTTTGCTTGGCGATGCGCCATGAACCCAGCCATTCAGCAGAGCTTTGCTGCTGACCCGAGCGGGAACGCGATCAAGGATGATGATATCCAGTTCGTGGTTAACTCTAACCTGAACCCCGTGATCCTAGATTGGGATGAAAATACTTCACCCGGTGCATGAGTGCCTATGGCTAACTGGCTAGAGCAATGGAAAGGGCTTCTGGCGGGAATCGCTGGGGTGCTCCTGGTAGTGCTCCAGATTATCAACGTCATACTTTCCAACGACATCGACCACACGCTGGGATTGAATAAGGCGCAGCTACTGGAGAACGCCGAGAAATTGCAGCAGAATAGCAAGCTTCAGCAAGCTAATCGGGAGCAGCTAGCTGCCAACTCCCAGAAGCTTTTGGATGCGCTTTCCCAGCAAAGCAACGGATACGAGAACGGTGTGAAAAAGCTGCTGGATGCTATCGAAGCTGCAAAACCCAAACCAACCCCACAATAAAAGCTTATGCCACCACGTTCTTATACCGATCATTTCGCCCCGGATGACGCGCCATTCGGACCAACCAAATCGATTTCCTACACCGATCACGTACCGGCTAGCGAACCAACCCCTGGGGAGTCCCATACTTTTACCAGCCATTTTGCTGAACCCGGAGACGGAGGAGGTGAGAGCGTTTAGGCCTTATGGCTCTTCCACTCATGCATCCGATCACTCAGCCTCCCGTGGCACCAAGTGCCTCCTGGTTTGTGCCCCAAGCAAGTACGGCAACGCTCATCCAATCGATTGCCAGGTTGGAGGGCACGGTCCAGGCGTTGCGCGCGGATCTGCACCAACCCATTCAACCCGCGGCCACAATCGGTTCGGCGTCAGAACCAGTAATTGCTCCTGCTTTGCCGAGCGTATTGGTCTTAAAGGGACCCGGAGTCGAAACCCATCTCCAGATTAACGAAAACGGAGACATTTATGCCCATGAGGTCGAGGGACCCAATGCTGGGAAGAGCTACAACCTGACTGAGGGCAAATGGCAGTAGATGGCTTACGCAGACAAGACTCAACTGCGCAAAGACGGTTTTCAATCTTTAGAAAGTGGGATGAATTCCGGTCGCAGTCCGGTTTTGCTCCAGCCCCAGGAATGCGCTTATGCGGTTAACACGTCTTTCCGGGGTGGCTATCCCAAGAACCGGCAGCAGTTTCGCAAAGTAGTTCTCTCCGATAATGGCAACCTGGCCGGCTTTCAGACCGGGCTCTTCCAGGGTGCCTATATATATGATATAGCCGATGGCACCGAGGTTATCCTGGCAATGGCCGCCGGAACCCTCTACCGGATCGATATTGCTGGAGGGGGTGCCACCGTCCAGCAGATTTTCAATGATGGGCATTCCAATGCGACGGCACCGATGGTCTGGTTCGCCCAAGCTGACACCTATATGGTCATCCAAGATGGTAGCTCTAATGCCATCATCATGCAGGGGATGCAGTCAATCAGGCGCGCCAACCCTACTGCCACAATTCCCGAGGTGCCAGTTGGCCAAAGCATGGCTTATGGGCAGGGAAGACTCTGGGTAGCGCAAGGCCGGAACTGGGTTGCCGGCGATATCTTGGGGGGCATTACCAGCGTCATCAATTTCCAGGAGCAGACCTATCTGGCGGAAGCTGGGTTCTTTGGCGTTCCCTTGCAAGCCGGCTCGATCGTGGGCATGGCATTCATTGAGGTGGGCGACACCCAGACTGGCCAAGGGGAATTGCTTACCTTCGCGCGCAACGCAGTCTACTCGACTCAAGCCGGGGTCCCGCGGGCAGCTACCCAGACTCAGCAAGGTTGGCAGGGAACCGCGAACATGCAACGGGTAACCCTGACCAACATCGGCGGGACCGGGTGGAGGAACCTGTTGCCGGTAAACAGTGACATGTTCTTTCGCAGTAAAGACGGCTGGCGTACCTACCGGACTGCCAGGAACGAAGCCTACGGCTGGGGCGGGGCGCCGATCTCGAGGGAGGTCAACCGTTTGCTTGTGGATGACTCCTTGCAGTTACTGGATTTTAGTTCTGCGGTCCTGTTCAAGAACCGGGTGCTGATGACGGCGGCACCCCTGCCGATTCCGAATTCAGTTGGTGGAGGCGCTTACTTCCAGACCCTGGTGGCACTGGACATGGATGTTGTCTCCAGCGTCATCAATAAGAGCAATCTTGCCTTTGAGACTTCCCCCTACTTTGCCAATCGCGGCAGTCCCTGCTATGACGGCCAATGGAACCCTCCGGCCGGCATTGGGATCTATCAGTTAATCTCCCATACCTTCTCCTTTGTCGAACGCTGCTTCGTCTTTGCCAGGAACGAGGGAACTGGTCAGACCGAGATGTGGGAACTGACCGATGACCAGCTTTATGACGAGAACCAGGAGAACATTGTCACCCAGATTGAGACGCGCGCGCTGGATTGCAAACTCCCGGATGCCTTGAAGGAGCTCAGAAGGTGCGATCTGTATTTTGACCTTATACAGTCTACGATCGATGTCACCATAGAGTACAAGAGCGATGGCTACCAGAGTTGGGTCAAGTGGGCTGAATGCACGATTCCCGGGCAAGGGCAATGGGATGGAACGGGAACACCACCGAGCAACCTGTGCAACATCCAGCCCTGTTCGGTCCCTGGTTACTGCCCAACTGGAAAGTATCCACTCTCTGGAGGCTACTGGATGCCCAAGAAACTAGGCAGTCCAAATGGTGAATGTGATCCGATTACGGGCAAACTGCTCAGAAACGGCTACTATTTTCAGTTCCGGATCACTTGGAAGGGACCCGCCGAACTGATCATGTTCCTGATTCATACTACCGAATACCTGGAGGACCCCCAAGGATCAGCCTGCTGCAACTAATATGGCAAATGTAAGTTTTGGTGCAGTTACCCAACCCCCGCCGGCTTGTTACCCTAGCGACGTGAACGGGCTCTTGACCCTGATCGCGACTCAAGGCCTGACCGGCACCATTCCCGATACCGCAGGAGGCGGGATCTATGTGGGTAGCGCGCAACCTAGCTCGAGCCTGACCAATAAAGTCTGGTTTGTCGTTGACGGCAATGGTCGCCCACTTGGGGTAAAGCTCTTCTATAATGGGTCCTGGCGCCCGATGTACTCAGGGGCGATCGGCGATATCAAGATGTTCGCCGGGGGCACTTCCGGTCAGTTCGACGGTACGGGGCGCGGCGTAGTTGGTTCCTGGCATGATGGGTGGGCGATCTGTAATGGACTTAACGGAACCCAGAACCTGCTAAACCGCTTTGTTGTTGGTGGAAACTGGGACGGGAGCTGGTGGGCGACAACGGTTGAGGGCAGTTCTACTTACTCCGGTGGAGCCGGCACTCTCTATATTCAGCCAGCTAATCTGCCTCCGCTCTATGCCGAGGTTGCTGTCCATTCCAATGGTGGGGGCAGCGCAAGTGGCAGTATTCTGGGAGGCGGAACTGATCCGATTCAAGACTACACCGTAGTGGGAGTTAACAGGGCACCGTTACAGGGTCTGCCCCTGACCAATTGTCCACCCTACGTTTCGCTAGGATTTCTTCAATTTATAGGATACGCATGAGCCTAACGATTCCAGTTGCTAAAGCGAACGCCTTTAGGTTTCAAGGCGATCTCTTCTGCGCTGCGACCGCGCCTGACATGGTATCGAACCGTTGGTTCAAGCCGTCCTATTCGTCTAGCGAATTGCGAAACGGTCAATCGTTCCCCTCTGAATTCTACCCAAAGATTATTCCTTCGATTGTTGCCTTGTTGCATCCGATTAGCCCAACAGCAATTCTCTGGAGAATAATCTGCGTTGTTATCCCTGCGTTCAATTGTCATTCCAGATGGGCACTCGCCCATATCGGACACAAAGTTTCCAAAGTCTCGCCACCTCGCACAGACTCTTATTCCACGTGCTCCATAATCCTTAAAGGCATGATTGGATGGGTTCTCGCAGCGATATCGCATTGCGGTCCAGATTCGATAAGTTCTAGACATTTTTTGAGAGCCTCGTTTTCCAGCAGTTTGACCGTGCTTCCGAGACAAATCTCCGCGGATTTCTTCCAACCAACATCCGCAGCTCTTAGACATTCCACTTCGCAGTGCTTGGGCCAGAACCGACTTCTTTGTGCCGCAAGAGCAGATGCAATGGTATCGAACTTTCCTGCCACCATGTTCATCTCGCTTACCCACCATCCATCTGCCGAATCTTTGTCCTTGCAGATTTACCATAGTGAGAATATCGTATGAGACTTACTCTCGGTCAAGCATGCAATCTTCTTAATGAGTACACAGAATACGGCATGTGCCCGACAGACCCCCGTGTTATCTCTGGGATCAACCGGGTAGTTGAGCGCCTCCTATCGGCGTTAAACCCGGAGAAGACCATCGGCCGCTACGAGTTCCCATTGATTGATCGCACGATTACGTTGCCCCGTGAAATCAAGACCGTCCTCCAGGCTGCTCTCAAATACCCCAACGACTGCACCAAGGTGGGCGGGAACGTAGGCCAGGAACCCAACTGGGGCATGGGCAGTTGCTCGCTTTACCAGTTGGTAATGGTCAAGAGTCGGTGGTACGAGATGCTCACTGGCGGCCCGAGTGGCTGGGGACCGAACTTCTTCAGCCCCTGCGCACCGAATGTTCTGATGGACCTGGGGAGTGGGTGGTCGACCTTTGCCGAGCCGTGGAACTCTGGCGAAGCGGAAGCTCCCGGAGGCGGCCTGGGTGATCCCTACACGCTCCGGGTCTATGCTG